TTTCGGATTCCTTCAATTCTGCAAACTGGTTGTCATATAAGAAATCATACTGAATATGATCTGCCATAACTTCCCAATCTTCGGGAGTTACAATATTCTTGAGAATCAGTTGAGTTCTCAGCATATCGTTAAACATCTGAGCAAATCTCTTTCTCAGACGACCGACAAACTTAGCAAACTTGAGTTCGTCTCTCAGAATCTCAGAAGAACGACCAAGGTTGAAACCACCATCAGCAGCGATTCTTGACTCAGGAACTCCAAGAGATCTGTAAAGTTTCTTTTGGAAGTATTCAATATCAGAAAGCTCTCCTAAGTTTTGTCCACCAGGAAGTGTTGTGATTTCTGTGCCACGACCACCTTCTCTTCTGGGTAACCAGAAGTCTTCCATCATGGACATAAACTTACGGTCATCACGGACTTCTCCCGTGTTTGCATCATAAGCAAGTTTATTTCTGTAGCGAGACATTACGTCTCTCAGATATTGCTCTGCCTTTACCTTAGGAAGATTGCCAACATCAATGTAGAAGATTCTTCTTTCTGGTGCTCTACTCAAACGGTAGATAACAAGAGAATCCTCAATCATTCTCAGTTGATTGAGAGACTTGATTGCTTTGTGAAGATATGAAAGAACTGTGCCCTTATTTCTATCAATAAGACCAGAGCTGCAATATGTGACTGAATCTTTGGCGATTTTTACAGAACCCTTCTTAGATGAAGAAGAATTCATTACACCAATAGGATAGTTTGGTGTTGGAGTGTATACGAAATATTCATCCAACTCTGGCTCTACAGTTGGAGTATCCTGTTGACCTAATGATTGTCTAGCACCAAGGATTCTAACGTCAGTCCTTGGGTCTTTTTTCTTTTCCTTACGAATAAACTTCATCTTCATTGGGTCAATATATCTCAGGTCTTGGATACCTGCCTGAGGATTCTTGACATCAATGACTTTCAAATAATAAAGTCTTCCGTCAACATACCAGTTTCTGAAGATTTCATGACACTTCCTGTCGAAGTCCATGATTTCTTTGAGATATTTGAATTCTTGTCTGATTACTGCTTTGAGTCTATCACTAGCATTTAAGTTGGATAACTCAATCTCAACAGGAGAATCATAAAGGTCACTAACGATGGCTTCATTCACAACATCTTCGATAGCACCATCACACTCAGGGTGAAGTGCCATCTCACGATATCTTTTAATCAAATCGTGTTCAGTGCGAAAAACACCTTCGATATCAACATAGTGACCATAAAAACCACTAGCAATATAATTATCAACCCCGTCCTCATTGGTTTGAGGAACGGGGGATACTACCGAAGGTGATTTATTTTGACCATCATCAATAGAAAAACCAAAAAGTTTTGCCATCGTATAAACTATCTACTTATTATGGACTATTTAGTTAATGTCTTCGCCGCCTGCATTAGCACCACTACCTCTGACTGCTTCCCACCAGAGAACTTGCAACTCAACGGTAAACTCTTGAATACCTTGAGCATCATATGAAAGTTCGATAGGTGCAACTGCAGTTGGGAAAATATCATAGAAGTGATACTTTCTCAGAGTGTCACCGTTACGGTCAAGTTGGTAGATGTAAGCATCTGCCTGATAATCTGCTGGGTTGGTGAGACCAGTGTTATCTGAAACTCTATTCATCGTATTCATCCACTTTTCGAAAGCAGAGCGAATAGAGAAGTCGGTATCGTTGATAACTGTGATTGTCCAAGTATCAAAGGTTCTGTCTCCAGCAACCTTAAGGACTCTTCCTCTAAAAGGAACTTCGATAGGTGCTACGTTTGAAGCAGGAAGGTTTGCTGCCTTAACAAGGAAACGTGCCTTGTTAAGGATATCATTCAAACCATCAACACTTACTGCAGAAGGAAAAGCAAGCTCAACCTCAAAGAGATTGGAGCGAGCACCGCCACCAGTCAGTTTGCTCTTAAAATCAGTAATCTTTCTTAGTGGGGGTGGATTAAGTTGATTTCTAGTTGCCATTGTTCTTTATACCTCTAAGGTTGATTAAACATTACCAATTACTTCATCAAACGAAACACCAGTTCTGGTGGCAACAAACGTAAGACCGATGAAGTTAATCGATCTGTTTGGTTTGATAAAGATGTCAGCAACAAACTCATTGTTGTCGATGACTGCAGCAGTGTTGTTTGTTTCATCGCAAACAACGACATAATCAAAGATTCCTCTCTTCGCTTGGACATCACGAAGGAATGGCTCAATGATGTTTACAAAGTTAGTTCTTGTAATCTCATCATTGAACTCAAAGAGTTGGTCTCTGGCAGCAGCAGAGATTGCTTGCTCCAGATAGATGAAGAGGCGACGGACGTTGATTCTATCAAATGCCGATGCCTTACCAAATCCAGTCTTATCACCGAAGAGGACGATTCCATCACCAGGCGAGAAGATGACTGGGTTGATTCTGTTAGAATACAACTTGTCTCTTTGTGCCTTGGTTGGATTGTAAGCAAGTTTTACAGCACTCAAGATGGAGCCTCTTTGTGTTCCTGCTGGTGAGAACCATGGGAAGTTATTGAGGTCATTTCTTGCACATGTGCCAGCAATGTCGCCATTCAGAGGGACATAACGGAAGGTGTCGCTGAATCTGTCATACATGTACTTGTATCCGCTATCGAATACTGCATATGTTGAAGAAGCAACTCCAGAGTAGAAGTCAATAACGTTATCTGTGATGGTAGCATCAGAGTTGACAGTTACACTACCAACAGCGCTATCATTCAAGAATGCCAGTCTGTATGGTGAGATGAATGCCAGAGCATCTTTTCTCTCTTCTGCAACTGCAATCAGTTTGTTTGCTAATTCTCTTGCATCTTCCAGAGCATAGTTGGCAGAACCCATGAGCAAGAAGTCGATATCATAGTTATCGGTATTCTCAAAGAGTTCGTAACCAGTTCTCAGATTTGCGAGAGTAGCAGTGAATGCTCCGCTAGCACCTTTGTCTTCCGTGCCATCATAGTTTTTACCACCACCAAGAGTGAGGGTGGAAGATCCAGCAGCACCAAAGGTGATACCCTGTGCATTTTGGTCCCAACCAGTATCGGTCTCAAGAGTAAAGTCTGCACTGTAACCAGTTGTCGTGATTCCTGCAGGTGCTCCACCACCAAATACTGTGGTTGAAACATTAGCAAGATACTTTCTCCAATAAGAAGTGCTTCCTACTGAATACTCAGCATCTTTTGCTTTTGAAAGTGAAACGTGCTTCTCAAGAATAGTGCCAGCGTTACCGCTAACTTTTCCTTGGTCATCGATGACGACTACGTGGATTTCGTCGAATCTTGAGTCTCTTGAAGCTGCATACTGTGAAGTGCCAGGTCTGTCTGCAAGAGTATTCCAATACAGAGTAGATCCAGTCAGAGAGATTGTTTGAGCATCAAACCAATCAGATTGTCCAGTGTATGAGGTTGTCAGACCTGCAGTTGTCTGTCCAGCAGTGTGGATAGCAACATTACCGGAGTTTGAGAAAGCATATGCGCTTCCTGGCTGATAATCTTTATCGGTTACTGTGCCAGCAGCAGATACGTGTGAAAGGACTTTAACAGAAATGCTTGTCCCATCAACTTCTGTGATGATACCCTTCAGGTGACCATCGAGAGTGACTCTGGTGCCGCTTGAGCTGTCTACTCTTCCAGAAACAGATTGGGTTACACCCATTCCAACTGCGAGTGATGGGAAAGCATCAGCAGTGCTAACACCAGTAAGCACTTGGTCTGCCTTTCCGTCAATGATTGCAACCTTAACTCCATTTGCCCAAGATCCTGGGTTTCTGGATGCAAAGGTTACTCCAGTGATGGTGCTCTCGTCATAACCAAGTTGATTGTAGTGATCAAGACTCTTAATCTTGATGCTGCTTGCTGTCCCTACAAATGCGTTTTTGAGGTCGTCGTCGTCCGCTCTGACGACTCTCATGTCTCCACCGTAAGCGAGGTAGGATGATGCTACCATCCAATGCTCATAGTGCTTATCAGTGGTAGATGGCTCTCCAAAATTCTTAAGAAGGTCGGATTCATTACCAACTAAAACAGGAACTTCGACAGGTCCTTTTTCAAATGGTGCTACAAGGGCACCGACACCACCGCTAGTAGCATCAACTCTACCTACGGTTAGGTCAACCTCTCTTACTACAATTCCAGGAGATGCTAAATTAAGTGGCATCTTTATTCTCCTACAAGTCCAGGATTAATCTGAAATTATTTATTAAAAGGACTACTTTGAATGGGGAAACCGTGCGTGAATATCTACCAATCAGGATATTCCCAGTCTATCTTCTTTTTCTTTTTAGATTTGACTCTTGTGATAGTGCATTCTTTGCACTCATATGAGTAAGCAGATGGTAGTGCTCCTCTACCTTTTCTAGTCAGATAAAAGTCATCTATTAGATTTTTTATTTCTCCACAAACTCTACATTGTCTATCAAATAATAAAATGTGCTCTAGATTTATTTGCTTATCTAGGTCCATTAGTAATAGTCCCACATGTATGAGCGATCGCCATATTCATCGGTATGCCATCTATCACCAGTATTATCAACGAATGTTGTTTCATCTAAACCATCTAAGATAAAACCAAATGGTGCCATGTCTTGCTCAATCTGATTCTTTTGCTCCTCATAAATTCTCTTACGGATATCATTACTTGTCATCTCCTTGAAGTAGTCTTGAGCAACCAACCAAGAGAAAATAACAAGACACATTGCTAAGTCATCATTACAACCTTCTTCTGCTTCAAAAGAGTTGTGACGTTGAGCAAAAGTAGTAAGTTCTGATATAATGTCATAGTCAACAGTCAGTAACTTATCGTCTTCCAAGAAGGTCTTTAAGTTTGAGCATCCCAACTTCTTAACCGCAGAAGTCATTCTTACACCCATCTGAGACTTCTTCCCAGAGAAACCGTGCCCAATAACCTGCCCAGCACGACCTCTCATCGCCGCCATAAGCATATTATCATATTCAAGGTCATAGTGTAAAATATTAGCAACTTGCTCACCAATATCATTAACTTCAATCAATAGCCAAGCACCATTGTATCCTTTAGCAGTTTCGTGAATAATATTTGGGAATAGCATAGGTTTGATTTCATTATTCCTATACTTTGCCACCACCTTATATGGAAACTGTGTAATATCAAAAACAATAAAAGCAGAATAGTCGTTACCTAAACCGCGAGCAACGTCTACAGTAATCAAATAGTTGTGCTCTGGTCTACACCTCTCATAGATATCAAGACCAGCATTCCTTTGTATCGGGTCTTCATATACTAAGTTTCTCAGTTTCGCTGGATTGATGAGTGTATTGACGGATCCTAAGAATTCACACTCAAACTCAACTTTAAACTGTGCTTCAGATGTGTTGGCAATCGTCTGCTCTTTCCATTCCTGGTCTCTTCCAGGAACTTCAGACCAATGCACATCAGTTGGCACATATTCATTCTTTCCCTTCTCCGCATCATGCCACATGCGGTAGAAGTGATTCATACCACGAGGGGTAGAAACAATGATTACCTTTGTGCTCTGTCCAGAAGAAATAGTAGGATAAACAGAGGCAAAGAAGTCATCAGCAATGT